AGCTGCTTGGATGCAGCCTCCTGATACTGTTGCATCAGGTTGTCTGGTTGAGCCGGGGCAATTTCGTTACTAACTGGCTGAATAATCGACATCTGACCATCGTTAGCCTGCTGTGGCTGCGGTGTCGGTGCTGACGCAGGTACGGATTGCTGTTCGGGCTGAGGAGCTGGTGCTGGTTGGGATCCGCCAGGTGCAGGCAGGACTGTGCCGACCGCGAGTTTGCGCGGATCGCCAGTGTAACCACTCAGCTCACGCCAATTCGAGCCATAGATGCCATATAGCGTGTCGCCTTTTTCAATCTGGATTCTGTTACCGTCGATTACTTTCGCCATATCCCTTCCTTTGCAGCCTTATTATGAGTACATTTTACTTCCATGACAATATCTGTTACACAATCGCGGTAATAATGCCTTTTGTGACGGTGACAGTCTTGCCGTCTACTGTCGTGAATGATCCATCGACGCCTGCATTGCCGTTGGCATAAATGGCCGTGTCAAAATAGATGTTTCGCCAGCTCAGGGCAGCCGTACCGGAATCAACAGCGTTATCCACCTCGGGTACAATACCACCGTTCGTCTTAATCTGTTGATTAAAGTAAATGTAGCCACCGACGCCTGCAAATGACATCGAACCAGCACCGGCCGAGAGGTCGGAGGCGATAATACCGCCCTTCAGTGTCCCACCTGAGTCATAAAACAGGATCGTACCATTGGAGTCGTCGTTGTCGATGCGGAAGCGAAGAACACCACTCGTGTCATAAGCCTCAAGGCGGTTGCCCGATATAACAATTCTCTTGCCACTCGTTGCGCTCTGGAAGGTTCCTCCAACGATAGTGGCTAGACCAGCCTCGGTGATGCGGAAAGGCGCACTGGCCCGGTTAGCAAACGTATCCCCGGCCCAGAAGCGGACATCGTCCCCGGCGGTGACGGTCGATGCTAAGCCGAAACTATTGGCGGCATCTCGGATATAGTCCGCACCGATGTTGAATCCACCGATAGCACCAGCGTTCGCGGTGATCGTCCCAGCGATAGTTGCCTGGTTCGCAACCACGTTGCCATCAAGATCAACGCTAAAGGGCGCGGCGGCAAAGGTGGTGGCCCCGGCAAAGATGCCTTCGCTACTGACTGTTACGGCTGGGGTAATCCCATCGTAGGTGACAATCTTGCGACCGTTACCATCAAGAACAATCCCGATGCCGCTGGTCTGCTTACCGCCGAGGTTAAGAGGGGTAGTGATCGTCCCTGCTAGTAGATTAGCCGCGAGACCATTGGATTCAAACGAGGCGTCGTAGGCGAGGGCTGGCTGGGGCAGTGATGGCGACCGTAGGAGCGAGCCAGTTTTGGGCAGTATGTCGTCCCATGTCTGCATCTTGCCTACTTCCTGGCTGCATTTTTCGTGGTATTATACCGCTCCTGGAGGCGTTTGTAAAAGACGGTGATTCCAAGCAGCTCTGGGCGATCCGTCGTCGTCGAGCCTTGAATCTGGAGCGAAAGTGTCTTGAATTGGTCGATATTTTGCATGAACCCCTCTTTGAAGAACCCCTCGACATCCTTCTGTGGTTGGTAATTATCACTATAATCAGCCGCGAATTGGACTTCCGCTCCTGCACCGGTATTAAACGACGCCACCCATCGTTCACAAATCTTGGTTGTTTCAGGGATACCGAAGTCCCAATACTTCGTACGGAGGCGGTAGTTAATGGGCTTGCTATCGTCGCTCGAATATTGTTCGCCCCAGACATAGGTGTTGCCATTGGCGTCGCCCGAGATCAACACAGGCTCGTTAGTAGTCGGGTCGGTATAGGAGCTAAAGCAGGTCATATCGTGGGCGAGCGACCAGACGTACCACTCATCATATTTCTCGTGATGGACGAGGGTGGCGTTCGTCACATCGAGTGCCTGGTCGCCTGTGCCGATGCGGATTGTACCGATGTAGAAGATTGTTAGGTCATTGAAAGAGAAACCAACTGGATCGGTAATGCCATGCGCCCGGAGCGTGTCTCGAATGACGCTATCTACCCCGAAACTGGCTGGTTCAGCGGTCGTACCGTTGTTGCGGAAGATGCCGTTAGTCGCTAGGAACATATCGGTGTTGTATTGGGTCGGGGCAATCGCATTTTGGAAGATACCACCATAGTAGGGGATCTGGAAGAAATCAATGCCATTCCAGCGTGTGATGCCGGTCTGCTTGTAAATATTGATTCGGTCTACTGATGATGTCATACCGACAATCGTGCCATCCTTACCTGCACTAATGGATGCCGTACCACCTCCGGCCGGATCGTTGGCGTTGGCGGTGAATGGGTCAGTAGTGTAGCCAGAGTTGAGATCAAAACTAACAGCCGATTGCGCGAGGCTGAGTTTATTCACATCTGCAAAAACCCTAGACTTCCAGGATGCAAGGAAGGTTGGTTTGTTGTTGCTCGGTGAGATCGTCCAGGCGGCGAAGGCCGCGCCCGTCCAGGTATAGTAACCATCCGTGGCATTGCTCAAGTGAATATAGGGGACGGAACCGGCCAAGGTTGTCACACCCTGGACACTATCAACCCCGAGACTTCTTACCGAAGAACCCCAGGTAGAACCTGAGAAGGTATACTTATAAATCTTGCTGTTGGAAACGCGCAGGATGCCCTTATTACCGCTAGGCATATTGTAGTAGATCAGGTTGCGAACTGGTGACGTATCAATCTGGTCGAGGAGTTGCGTGTAGCCAAATCGAACCTTCTTTGCGCCAAATTTATTAGTGTAAAAATTGAGAGCCAGACCGAGGTCTGAGTCTTTCATCAGGATCGGATTGACATCCCGATTCATGCCACCGAAGGCATAGGCGCGAAATGGCAAATCTTCCATTAGAACTCCCTAAAGAACATTTCATCAGCCCATGAGGTCGTGATGGTCTTATTACCCTGTTTAACCCTGGTTTTGATTCTATTTAGCACACCGTTAGGATCACGAATCGTTCGGCTAATCTCCTCTCGATAGTAAGTTGCCATCTCCGCCATTTTGCGGTCTTTCTCGTGAGAGCGCATGAGACCCCAGTTCACAAAGAGGTCTACTAACGGTCTGAATGGGAGCATAAGTTCATCAGTTGGGTCAGTGAGTGATTCTGGTTCGGTGAAAAACCAGAAGCGCATGATATAACCGCTGGGGATTGCGGCATTAGGCAAGAATGTATCGTCCATCAGCCGGTAGCTATATAGCGACGTTGCGCCAGCCATCGCCCCAAATCGGGCATCCGCCGGGTCAATAGTTTGGTTGTAGTTCGAGCCACCGTCAGTTGAAAGTTCAACTAGGAAGATCGTCATCATCTCGTATGAGCTTAGGTCATAGCTAGTTGCCCCAGTTGCGGTAATTGTGGTGCTACTGACAAAATAAGGAGTATCGCCACCTGTAATAATCACTTGCAGTTTACGATATAGTTCATTAAACCAGTAGCGGATTGCGTTACGGCTCAGCGTTTCCTCATTGGCATCGCCAAATAGCTCCAGAACTGCATCTTGCATGGATTTGAGCGAGTAATCTTCATAGCCGTCAAAAGGAATCTCGTCTGAAAAAGCACTCTCAACGGTAGTGGTCGAATTGTAAAAAGAGAACTTGTACGAATAGGGACTGACGGCTGTGGCATCGTAGTATTTATTCTTAAGATCACTGGCGTCCACCTGCATAGCTGCTTCAGACAGTAACGAATACGAGCCGCCAACGCCGGTGGTCGAACGATAAACCCTAAATTTGTCATACGGGATCTTGGTGACAACCGAGTCAGCCGCATGATTGAATTTTGCCGCAGCCGTTAGGGTGATTGATGTGTCGCTGCCAACGGCGGAAATCTTCACAATCTCGGCCTGTTCCGTACCAAGTTTGCCGAGTACCAGATAGTCGTTCGCAGCAAAAGCCGCCGTGTTTTTCACGGTCAGTGTCGTACCGGAACTAGCAACGGTATAGTCAGTCGAGACAAATGTCTGGGGACTGGTATCCAGACTGGGTAGATTAAGCGTGAGTGTTTGAGGTTTAGCCATTTAACCCCCCTATTATCTGATCTTTGTCAACCCCTGCGACAACTATATCACCTTTTGTATCACCGTATAGTGTCTCTTTTTCAATACCGGCCAGGACAATCTCTGCTTGGCGCTGGCTGGGCCGGGTTGCCTGGGTGATGAACTCCCAGAAAAAGAGAGCCTGATAGTAGATCACACCTGTCGCATACCCCATTGCGCCAAGGAAGTTGCCCCCGATCATTCCGGCGTGTTTATAGACTCCATCGAACATCGTCACGGTATCACTTAGGACACGAGTAGCAGACTGTACTAGGTCGTCGGTGACTGTGCCACTGTCGCTCAACGCCCGATTGGTTCGCTTAGCTAGGGTATCAGAGATTGATGCGAAGGCATCGGTCAAGAGCCTACTCGGGGATTTTACTAGGCTATCTGCTATCGTGACGCTTTCAGTCAAAATTCTACCCAATGTAAGCTGTCTTGCTAGAGAGTCGCCCACCGTCACAGATTCCGTTGGATTTTTGCCGATACTTTTGATAATCGTATCAGATAGTGTCAGCGCACTCTCGACGAGGGATCGGGTGGTACTCTTCACTAAGGTATCGGCAATTGTCATACCGTCAGATGCCGACCGCGTAGTGCTTCTCACGAGGGTATCAGATGGCGCGACTGTCTCTGTAAACGTCGAAGAATACAGCCAGGTCGAATAATGACCGCCGTAATAGGTCTCGCCATAATAGACCCCTCCGATCATCAAGCCTCCTAGAGATAGGCCGAGATCGCACGGATTATCGTTTTAGATACGTTGCCGTTGACCTTGATGCTATTAGCGGATGCAATAGTTGTCTTCACATTGAGATAATATTGGGTCTTACTGGTGAGCACCAGGGTCTTCTCTCGGATTATTGTCGTATTCAACACCTTCTGATTTGTGTCATTATAGAAACGCTCTTGGGCCGTAAGATCGGTGTCGGATTCCGAGTTATTAGCAGTAGAGAGCGTTATCGAGACATCGGAGTCTGATGAAGTACCCCCGGCTTGGTCGGTGGCTATATTCGCCTGATAGTTGATCCTCCAGACACCAATGGGAACCGTGATTGATGTCGTTCCTGGATTATACCAAGTCGTCGCTGTCGGACTAGCTTGTGAGTTGCTGTTCGTGTCTGTGGTAATAACTGTCCATTTTGTCGGATCGAGCGGAAAGGCCGCCGGCGCCTTCATCATTGACCAGTACGGAGATGTAATCGCTTCATTTTCTAGGTTATAGTCCGTACCACCATAGACTGTAACGGTCGTGTTCGGGTCGGAGTACGCCACCTTGGTTACGATGAAATATTTAGTTCCACCGGTCGATTGGGTAAGTTTAATCCGCATCCCGGCGTAATACTTGGTGGTAAAATCCCCGCTGATCGTGAAAGTGAACGTCGGGTCATCTGCTGCGGCATACGTCCACGTCTCAGCCGTACCAGCCTGATTTTGTGCAGCAATCCAGCCATCCTGGGAGGCATAGTTCTGGATTGCCTCCAGCGTTCGCTTAGTTACTGGAAGCATGATCTGGTCGCCAATAATAATTGTACGAGCAGATGTACCCTCAGCCTGGCGTGTGATAGTGAATGTATCCGTGGAGATATTAGTTACACGGACTATCTCCGCATTAGCGGTGGTCGGCTGGCTATTGGCAGGCCACACAACTGCATTAAATGGTGCAGTGGGGAATTTCGACCCTTCACCGGCAGCAACCACCAGGGATGTGCCGGAGGCCGCTGGGCTAGGAGCAGTCGCCACCGTGGAGAGGGCGAAGTTGTTGATCGCATCGTAGGCCATCGCTCCTCCTTAGCTATACTGGACTTTATGCGTGAATTGTACCGAGTCACCACTGATGACATTGATAGCTGAAAAGGATTGGCTGGCGAGCATGTTACCACCCGAGGTATTATTGTCGAATAAACCCTCCTCGGTGATGGCGAATGTGCCAGTAAAGTTGAATGTCTTGACCCACTGCTCAGTATCGCCAGTCGATGAGGTTGTCTGGTTTGTGACGGTTGCTGCACCACGTTGGCCACCGTTGGTGGTGATCTCGCTGCCAAGAGCCGTAGCGGAAGGCGTACCAATCCCGATTGCGATAGCGGTCACTGGGGCAGTCGTCGTCCCACCGACCTGCTCGGCGCTGATCTTCTTACCGACGTTAGTAATGGTATTGCATAAAATCGCTTGTTTTGTCCAGACGCCAGTCAGCCCAGCTATCCGTAGATCAATACCAAGCCATTTACGGATCAGTCTCCAAAGACGGTTCTCTGCGAACATTGGCTTAGCAGCCCAGTCAAATAACTGGTCTTTTTCGTCGTCTGATAGTTGCTCTGTCGCAAGTATTAGACGAACATGATCTAGCCGTTCCGTATCAAAGCGACGGCGTTCAACAACGCCTCGCATGGAGGTCTTCTCTGAAAATGCGGTCATTGTGCCTCCTCTGTAGCCGGTTCATCAAGCACAACTTCTTCAAGCTCGCTCTCAAGCAGGTTGGCCTTAATGCCTTCAAGCAGCTTCCTGGCCTGCACATCTACGTCCTGCGACGTGATTGTATAGCGAAAACCATCTGCTGTCTGCGTGATCGACTTGACAGTTCCGTTGATACCTGATGGATCACCGACATAATGGACGAGCTGTCCAATTACGAATTTAGGTTGGTAATCCATATCTCTCCTTAATCAAATTAGGAGCAATCCTGCCCCTAGACTTTATGATACCGTTTGACCTTTGCGATGATCTCTTCCTGTTTTTTACGGTCTCGCCATGCGCCCTTGCGATTGATCTCGGCTATCACCCCGGCCAGGAGTCTCGACTCCTTGACCGGGGCTTTGCCGATTTTTTCCGTCTTATTGGCTTCGGCCACTTTGTCTACCATCTCGCGGTTATGTGCGCGTTGAAGCGCGTTTGGCCTGAGTGTTAGCATTGTGCCTCCGCCCCTAAGTTAGCCGACGCGGTTGGTCAGGACACCGTGGGCTGAGCGGAGAACAGTGCCGATGTTACCCATCCAGTCAGCGACAATTTCGTAGTCGAGCTGTTGGACAAGTCGGCTGCCGTTGCCGAGAGTGCCTGGTTCAAATTCGAGGTCTTGGTAATCAGCGCGGAAGAGGTATTCCGGGCTAAGAACATAGATCCGATCATCCGGGCAGTCATAGTCGAGAACAACCGTTGCTTTGCCACCCATGAATTTCAGACCGCTCCAGCCACCGTAGAGTTCCCCTGAGCCTTGGAACCGCATCTGATCGGTCAGGGTTTCGGCCCATTTCTGGTATTCGGTGAAGTTCATCAGAATGAGCTTCGGATTACCAGTCGCGGCAGACTGAAGGAAGATGTTGTTCAGGTCAGTGACGCTGTTAGCCATTGTTTTAGCAACACCGCTGTTGGTGTTGACTTTGGCGTTCCAGGTAGCGTCGGTCGCACCGTCGATACCCATGTAGGTGTCGCCTGTGTTGACCATAGCTGCGAGACCGTCCATTTCGCTGGCAAGCGTGTCCGAGCCAGTGTACTTAAGGATCGAGTCGCCATTGCTGAAGGTCTGGGCGTCATCAACCGTAATGGTGTTGTCGCCAGTAACCGAGGCAACTGTCGTGACAGCGTTCGAGCCGACTTTGATCTTCATGCCGATAGTGAAGTAGCGGACAGCCAACGGAATGTCGTTGTTGTACAGTGTTGAAGCGGCATTTTTGGGCTTGAGGTTAATCGTGGTGGTCGATGTGCCAGACCCCGAGGCATATGCCAAGGTTGCTGTTCCGTCGCCATAGGCTTGACGGTTCAGATCCATCGCCATTGCGTTAGTGACAGCTTGCATCTGAAACTGAAGGTTGTTGACGATTGCACCCTCGTTCTTGAGGTTCAAGACAGCCTTTGGAATCAGGAACGCGCCAGTTTCGATGGCGATACCCAAGTTACCTTGCGCGTACTGGGCAGCACCGTATTGGAATTTCTCCTTAACGGCAATCGCACCGACGGTCGGGCGTTGGTTCATCGTGGTGACGTAAATTGTGTTGTTCTTAAATTCGATAGCAGGAATGTTGGCGCGTTGTGCGATGCGCTGGCCAGCGTCCCATCCACCGAATAATTGCCAAAGAATCGACTTCTTGTAAAGCTGGTCTTCGACGGAAGGCTTAATGTCCTTCTCAAGCAGGTTTGAAATCGCGGTAAAATCAACGTATTGGGTTGCCATATCCTCTCCTTAAAAGAGTTTTTAACTAATATTACTCAGCCTTTCGGAATAGTTTTTGCTTGATAGCGTCGTTCATCTCGCGCGAACCGAGTTCCAATATTTTAGCATCTGGTGTTGGCTCATTAGTCTTGGAGCCTCCCTCAAATGCTGGGAGATCGGCAGGCTTAACTCCGGCCTCCATAAACTTATCGAAGTACAGTAGCCGAGCTGCTTCGGTTGGCGGCAAACCTCTATCTGCCATATAGTCAGCAAGCTCTTTTTTGTCGATGAACTTATACTTTGCAGTCAGTTCATTGACCTCGGCGTCAATCTCTTTGAGGCGTTTGCTTGTGGCTTCCTCTTGAGACTTCGCCCTCTCAGCTTCTTGGGACTTCTTCCATTCAACGACATCGCTGAGTGCTTCGTTGAGCTTTGTCTCCAGTTGCTTCAGGTCTGATCGCTTGACCCCACCGATCTTCTCAAGATATTTGAGATTCTCGATGTCTTCGGTACTTAGGTCTGCGACATCCATGTCACCGGAGTTCACGTCCTTCATCTTCTGACTAAGGTCACTCTTTTCTAGCTCAGAGAGCCGTTGGGCCTTCTTGGTATAGTCGGCCTGGAGTGCCTTCTTTGACTCTTCCAGTTGCTTCTTTTCTTCGAGAACCTTCTGGACATCCTCAGCGGTAAATTCCTGATCGCCTACTTTGAGCTTTGTCGGACTTACATCCGTTGGGGCATCAACTTTCTGCGTGTCTTCCGCCGGGATTTGGTCTTGCGAAGTCGTATCCGCATTGTCAGGTGTTTTGGACATGAGTCCCTCCTAGAGTTTGCTCGACTGACCGTGTTCCTAGAAGGAGTGGCAGTCGCAATTATTCTAGCTTTTGCTACCAGAGTAAGCCTTCCTTACTCTCGATCAAAATATGGTGCTATGAATAGAACCTTGTCAATAGCTTCGGTAAAACAAAAAAGACCCGATGAGAGACGGGTCTTTTTTGGGCTATGTGCGTAACCTACTCGATGATAGCAAGTACATCCTCGGCATTCAAGAGGTAGTAGGTCGTGCCGTCATGTTCAAAATCCTGGAGACCGTATTTGGTGTACACCAATCGGTCGCCCAGCTTAATATCTTCGGAGATTTCACTACCGAGCAGTACGACTGTGCCGATTTGCGCTTCCTTTTGCGCGGATGGCGCGAGAATGATCCCGGATTTCGTGACTTCCTCTGGTTTGTCCATTACAACGAGCATCCGATCACCTAAAAGACGGATGCCAAGAGGGTTTTTGGCCATTTGCTGCCCCTTTCTTCCCTGCGATTATTTGACTATTTTACCATCATCTTTTGACGGCCGCCAGACTCCTGCATCATCTCACCCTGCATCTGACCTGTGCCCATCATTTTCATTGGAGGTACGCCCTGCTCATCAGGATTCGGAACAGGTGCTTGGCCGCCGAGGAAGCGAAGCAACGCTGCCAGGCCATTCTGGGCATCGGGTGGAAGCTGGCCAGCACGAGCCTGAGCAATAAGATTCTGGAACTCAGGGCTGTCGAGGAGCGTTTGGCCCTTTTCGAGATCTTCCATGATATCAGACGTATTACCGACTTTGAGGAGATCGAGAAGAACGCGCTTGAATGGCTCAGGAAGCTGTTGAAATTCTTTGCCAACCTCAAGGAGCGTCTGACGCTTGGCCGCCATTGTTGCGGTTGAGGCATCTTCAATATCCACTTGAAGGCGTTTGACCCGAGGAGGAATCGGAATAATGCCGGTGTCTGCGCTATACTGTTTGGCGTATTTTTGCCCGATGAACTTCGCGCCATCGAAGTCGCCCCCCTCTTTAGCGAAGGAGAACGCCTGCGGCTCGTCAGTGTATTCAGAGAGATAGTAGATCGTAATCTCGGCAATCCGCTTGAAGGATCGCATCAGATTATCGAGCGGTGTTCGCTGCTGATTGCGCTGATTTTCGACCGCGAACTCCATCATCTTGGCTGCGCGGTTCTGGGAACCCTGGGCTGTACCGCCGAGGGCAATGCTGTTGACCCCATAGCGTTCTGAGAGGGCAAAGAGCTGCCCGAGCCAGTTGGTAATCGACGCGGGAAGCTGTGGCATCTCCATAACGTCGGGTTTTTCACCGACATACTCGACGATCGAACCATTTTCATCGGTAAAGGTCACTTCCGATCCCTGCCGTGTCAGAAACGCTCCCCGGACGAACTTTTGGATGAAGTCATCAATACGGTTAGCTGTTAGCGAGATGCTTCGGTTGATGGGGATGATGTTCTGAACGAAGCTCGGTTGGTAGGGATCGCCAGAGAAAAGCTGAAGCGGCACAACTGGATAAAACTCTGCACCCTTGTAAAATTCTTTCTTGAGCAGGTTGCCATCCTCGTCAATAATCTGCATCAAAATGCCGTCGGGCTGTTTTTCCATCGCCTGATATGCAATCACCGTCTCCATATCCTTAGTTTCCTGACGGATACCGTACTTATCGACGAAAATCATTTCCTTGAAGTCATTGGCGGTCGCTACTGACCCTTCAGACGGCTCTTTGTAGAGCTTATATTCCTTAATTTCCTTCCGAGTTTTGCGGAGCACTTTGATAATGACTCGGTTTTCCTCAAACTCGTAGCGTGGATCGAACAGCCAGTCAAAAGCATCACTAATCGTCGGTACAATCGTCTTGACGAGTTTGTTCTGGGCTGGATCCCAGCGGTTCTGAAGACCGATCTCCCAGAAGGCAACCGGGTATTTGATCGCATTATGGACATACTTATGGATGATGTTGTTGGCATCCCAGTCCAGATAGAGGCTCTTGAGCAGCTTAGAAAGTGCCTTCGCCTCCTCGCGAGCAGGTTCATCAGAGATGTTCTCGGGATAAACCACAAACATCGGCATGAACATTAGCAGCAGGTTCTCGAAACCGTCAGCCTGTTTCTTGGTCTCGGGGAGGTTGGTGAAGAAGCGTTTGCGGTATGGGAGCTTGACAATCGTCTGCTGGGCGCGATTCCAGGCCACAAAGGTATTGTTTTCATAGGCATGAAATGCTCGATACCAATCGGGCTCGTAACGCTGGCGATAGCGTTTGAGAACTTGGACGTAATCGCGGAGATCTTGTGGCTTCATACTACCTACTCAACCGGCTCTTCGCTCTTACGGCGTGGTCGGTTTTGCCTGTTCTGCTTGTACTGTTCGCCAAGATTGTCGAGCTGTTTCAGAAGCTGATCGTCAGTTACATCATCATACTTCTCAATGCCAAGATCAGTCTCTTCAGAGACCTTCTTCGGCGCAATCATGCGTGTGAGTGGCTGATTTTTTAGTGTGGCAATTAACAGGAGCGCAAAGAGAATCCACAGAAGGTTGTTGAGCAAAAAAACAATGAAAATCCCTACCATTCGTCCCCTCCAAAGAAGCTATCAAAACCGGAATCGACTCTATCTTCTAGCTTTCCGTCGCCTTTGTAAATACCCTGCTCTTTTTTCCGCAG